ACTCTGCATCTAGTTTAACCGTACCATCGTCATTCCTTTGTACATCACTCACTGGGTATGAGGCGCTAATTGGGCCAAACTCCAGAAATGCAAGAGTGAGGTATGCCATAATTTCCTTATGGGTCACACCAAGTCTTGCACCTCTTTTATTCGCCGAACTAGTCGTTCCTCAATCAATGAGGATCTCCCTTAGGGGGTCCTTGTTTATTAGGACTTGAAGGCTCTCAGCAGTGATGCTTCGAGCTCTTCTAGCCACGAACGGATCATATGGTTCAGTCCAATTAAGATACTTAGTCTGACAGGGGGATGAACCCTCAATCTTCTTCGTATCTTGCAGGAGCTCTCCTAGCCTCTCCTGGTATTTCACAATACCAGGGTGAAAGAGGAAGGCGAGAACCCGATCTCATTCTCCACATTGCTTATTAAGCCAACTAGAAGTAACATCAAACTTGCGAATGACATCATTTCTAACTGTCTCTTCTATTCCACTAATCGTCCTCCGCATTTTATTAACGAGATAATCGTTAATTGATGCTTGAATTTGTTTCACAACAAACTCGTCAAGATGTACTTTGCCATCCAGATTCATAGAATCGGTTACAAGGTACTCTTGATTGAGAATCCCACCAAAACCTACGAGGGCCATAAGGACCTCAAAACATTTTGATGGCTTCAGGAAGTTGTTCGTCCTGAGGTTCTGCACAAGAACAGGGGCTTCCACTATGGTAAATACGGCCTTTTGAGCTATATCTACGAGTGTAACCTGCATGTCCTTGACATTACGTATTCCCATAACAACGGCCTTAGCCCCAAGGGGGGAAAGGTCGTGGTCACTGCTGGTGAATCTTTTAGCAAATTCCATATAACCAGTTTCTGATTGAAGCGATTTGGACAGGTTCACACCTACTCCAAGATCTCTTATCAGATCCAGATAATGGCCGGCAACGGTCTTATCGAAGATGACAATGTCATCTCCAAGGACACAATAGCCTTCGAAACGCGTCTTCCACCCGCTAAGGCGGGCTGCGCGCTGTACAATGAGGTGATGAGAAAGGGCAAGTATAGCTCATGAGCTATACGCACCTATTGGTTGACCCACGGTATATTTAAGAGCTTCGCTCTTAAGATACCAGTCCCGATCCGTCATAAGTATTCGTCAATTACTTGCGAAATCCTTATTAAAGATGCACGATAGTACTTGTTCTTGAAAGTGAACAGGTAGTCTATCGGTAGCCGAGGAAAGGTCGAATGAATAACAAGGTTTCCCTTGCGATATTCGTCTCGCCCGTAGTACTTGAGCGTCTTGGTCAAAGGTCCCATCCATTGGGATCTCAGCCAGAAGCTTAAATAGATACAGGTGAAGTGGTCGTAGTACATTCTGAGTTCATCAGTCTGTAATTGCGAACACCCGAACTTTTCCAGCAGCTTCATCCTTAGTAACAAGCTTTCCAAGATACCACGAACTCCTAGACGATCATCGGTTGCCACAAAGAATGGCTAGACCAATGGACTGGACGAATAGACGGCGAAGTTTTCAACCTTCACCAACTATCGTTGTGATATTTCAGAAAGCCTTTAGGGTTCTTCATTCAATGAGGAAACCTAGAGCATCACTGAGTATTCCAGCAGTAGCAATTGAGCTATTCGGACCAGCAGATGAAGAATGGTGGAATGACCACACAAGGTTCTCCTCCGTTTTCCGGCCCTTCTCAATACCAAGTATATCCATGGCCTCCATAACATAATGGATGTTCCAAGTTGGAGACACCCCTGAGAAAGAGTCCGTAATGGACTCTACTCCCAGTCTGGGTCGACAATGGATTACTCTATAAACTGAAAGTACAGTTAGCACCCCCTTAATAGACAGTGGGTCGTTGTCAAGTATGACATCACGGAGCCCACTCGGAATAATAGAGGGAATCCCTCTTTTATGACGAACGTAAGGAGCATTATATGCCCTTACGTAAGGATCTCCTGACAGTGTTTTGAAGACTATCATTTGACACTCCTTTAGGTATTTCACAGTATGTGTTTTACCCGAAAGAGTTCATATCCGAAGGATCGCTTTCCCAAGAGTGTTATACTCAGAAAGAAACGCGATTTGGTTATGCAGAGTTCCCGCGAACCGGACATACTTAAGTAGTTCTCTTTTAAGAAGAGAAACGTCTTTAAGTTGCCGGTCTTGAGGAATTCGAAGTGGACGTCTTATCATTATGGTGAAAATATTATTATTAGTAACTGTATTTATAAGATGTTATTCCTCCTTCTCTGTAAAGAGAAAGGGGGGGATTCACCCCTATAGCAATGACCACTGGGACTTGTGTCAAACACTTACCCAGAAGGTGGTAACCGGCTTTTATGGCCTGGAGACCACTGGAGGTTGGTGCCTCATTGCAGACATACTCCGTCGATAAATAGCCAAA